AGGGTTCGATTCCCTTCGCCCGCTCCAGATTCCATAGCTAAACCCCTGAAAACATTGCGTTTTCGGGGGTTTTGCTTTTTAGGGGTCGGAAACGTGTCGAAAAACTGTCGATAATGCATCCGTAGCCATCGCGGAAAGGAATCCCCACATGCATTACCTTTGCGGCAAACAGATAAAGATCGGCGATACAGTCTTAATTGAATCCGGCCAAACAACTGGAACCGTTGAGGCAATAATCGTCACAGCCGAAGACATGAACCAATGGCAAGTCAACGAGCCAGGAATTCTCGTTAAAACAGACCCGTTTGGCCTTGTATTCTGGCCGCAGAGCGATCCCGACCCTGTGCTATTGCAGCCTACCCAACACGGATAACGTTAAGCGGATTCAATTTCACAGCTTCGGATAGATGCTCTTCCGATAGATGCGCATATCGCATCGTCATTGATAACGAGGCGTGCCCCAGGATGTGCTGTAGGGTCACGATGTGCCCCCCGTTCATGATGAAGTGACTGGCGAACGTATGGCGCAGTACGTGGCTGGCCTGCCCCTTCGGCAGCTTGATCGAGGTCGACAGCAGCACTAGGCGGAACACGCCAAGGCAGTTCGTGAACGGCCCGTGGGTCTGCCAATGCCGGCGAATATCGGCGGTCAATTCTTCCGAGATCGGCACCGAACGCACACGCTTGGACTTGGTGTTCGCGAAGATCACCGTATTACCTTTCAGACGTTCCGGCGTCAGCGCCTGAGCCTCACCCCATCGAGCCCCTGTCGCGAGGCAGATACGAGCGACCATCTTCGGATGTGGCGACGTGGTGCGCGCATCCAGGGCCGTAAGCAGTTCGGACACCTGATGCTTGGTCAGGTACGACAGCGGTCTTTCCTGAAGCTTGAGCGGCCGCATGCGCCCTACCGGATTCTCATAGTCAATGACGCCGAGTTGACGCAATTCGTTGTACATGGACTTGAGGTAGCCAAGACGGTTATTCGCGGTCTTGCCCGACATGCCATTGGCTATCTGTCGGCTACGCAACCGAGCCACTTTCGCAGGCTCCAGGGAGACAGCGACCGGGTCGCCCAGGTCCTTTGCCACCAACCTCAGAATCGCCACGCAACGATGCCCGTTGCTCAGGGTCTGGCCGTGCAGTTCATACCAGAGTTCGACCAACTCGGAGAGACGCCGACGGTCCTTCGGCTTGAGCGTCCAGCTGGGGTTCTCCGCACACTTCTGACGCGCAGTGGCCTCGAATTGCTGCGCCTCCATCTTGGTCTTGAACCGCTTGCGAAAGCGCTTGCCCTTGATCGGTTCTACATCGACGAACCAACGGCCATCGGGGAGCTTGGTGATCGACATTAGACGGCATACCCCCGCCGCAGATACCGATCACACATCAGCTTGTGTATATGCCTTTCCAGATCGCGACGAGTCCAACCCTTGGCGAGATAGTGGTCTTCGATAACGTGCCAGAACTCCAATTTACGGGCGGACTCAATAGCCTTTTTTGCCGGGACACGCTCCCGCGCGATCAGGCTCACGAACTGGCCAAGGAACATCTCGCAGTTACGCCCGCTGAAGCCCTTGGCGGTCTTGTAATAGCGCCGGTACTCGGTGCGCTCGATCAGCGGATCGCACTCGACCTGTACACGGGCGTCCTGGCTGATCAGGCTCCAGAACGGATCGTAGACCGCCGTCCGGCTCAGCAGCTTGAAGCTTTCGCAGGCGTAGTTCCACAGCCCTTGCAGGTGCGGGCAGAGGCCCTCGTAGGTGCGGCAGCCAATGACCTCCCCCGAGGCCATACGCGAGCCTTCGGAGAATTGCTGGACGATGGAGTGGTGGAAACGGAATTCGAGCCGCCACACCGTTTCCAGGGGGTTATAGGCCGGGTCGCCATCGCCGAACGGATCCCCGTTCAGGGTTGCCCACACGCTTTCCCAATAGTCGAGCTTGTCGGTGGCCCGAGCCTGGAGGGTCTTGTTATAAATCGACAGTTGCAGGCCGTTGGCCGAGCCGAACATGAAGGTCTCGCCACGCCCGTAGACCGAGGCGTTGCCGTCGAACTCGATACGCTCGATCCCGCTGATTTGCCGTACCCGGCGCGAGCGGCAATGCATGCGGTCCACCAGATCGCGAGGCGGTTTCCAGCCCTGCACGTCCAGGGCGATATGCACAGCGGCTTGGTTGGTTTCGCAGTGACTCAGCACGGCAGCGGCCAAGTCATCCAGCACGCCTTGGAGGATGCGCGGATCGGCGCCATCGAGGGCGTGAGGCGATACCTCGATCTTGAGGTGCGAGCCAATGGTGTCGACCTTGATGTTGTGGTTCTTGATCAGCAGGATCAGGCCCATTTCAGCGTTCTGCAGGCGGTACTGATAGCCGGAGTCGCGACCGATGCGGCCCTTGGACCACTCGTAGCCGGCGAACTCGACCACATCCACCGAGAGGTCAAACAGCGCCATGACTTCCGGCCGGAGTTTGCCGTTGTACAACTGCCGCACCGTATCCACGCCGCACCGCAGAATGCGCACGCCTGACAGGTCGGTGAATTGAGCCGTGGTGTCGTCGAAGAACAACCGCCCTTTCGGGCTTTCCAAGACCTGACCGTCCGACTCGATACTGACGCGAATTTGATGGCTGATTTTCTTCATCTTCAACGATCCAAATTGGTACGAATTGAAACCGCAATAGGTGGCTTATCTGACGTGTTACAGGGGCGTCAGCCGGCCCCGCCGTGGCGCTTGCTCACTCCGAGACGAGCCGTTCGCGCGCGCCCCGGCCAGGCCGGCTACAGCGGCCATACCGGCCCCGTCGGCGTCACCGCCACCGCGAAGAAGAAGCCCGCCAGATAGGCCAGGAACGCCAGCCCCAGGGCGGCGAAATAGCTTGTCCAGTTCATCGGCTCCCCTCAGTTGATCGAGCGCGGCAAGCGGCTGGTGTCAGGAACCACCGTCACCCGCACGGCGGCGCTGTTCGCGGCGGCGGGCGGCACGCTCGGCGCGGCGGCCTGAGCCGGCGGCGCATTGCCCAAGGCGCTACGCCCGGCGCAGGCGGCATAGCCGGACCAACCGCCCTTGAAGCTCAGTTCCGCAGCGCAGTTGCCCCGCGGCACCACGGCATAGCCGGTGTCGGTCAGGTCGCGATCGGTGAGAGTGAATTCGCTGCCGTCCTGGCCCCGGACGGCGAACAAATAGGTGCGGCGCCCGGAGGCGGACAGCAGGGTCGCCTTGACGATGAAGTCGCGGCCGGCGAAGGGATGCCCTACAGGAGCAGCGCCCGGAACGCCTGGGTGCCCAGGTACATCATCAGCAGCATCAGGATCAGCCGCACCAGTAACACGCGCAGCACCCACAGCAGGACCGGCTTGAGCAGGCGCAGCAGTTCCAGCAGCAGACGGCGATACAGGGTCGCCCATGAGCAGACGAGGTCCACCGTCATAAACCACAGACCCAATAGCAAGGGCCGGAATTGCCATGAATAGAAGAATCTTAGGTTGTCTAAAAAGGCTCTTGCCGGCGATGGTGTCGGTGACGGAGCCGGTGGCTGTCGATTCATAGAGGGCGAAGGTCTCCTGGCGGATTTTCTTGATCTCGACGATCACGTCGCGGGCCGGCGGTTTGTTGTCCTGCGCCGAGTGCTGGCTTTCCTTGTAGCGGCCCCGAATGCCGATGACGGCGAGGTTGGAGTGCAGATAGGCCTTTTCCGCCGTCATGCGGATGTCGTCGCGGATATAGGCGATGTTCGGCGTGGTGAGGATGATGTCCCAGTTGAAATGCCGGTGCCGGGTCCAGGCATCCAGCCAGCCCATGGGCCGCCCGGCTGCCTTGGCCGCTTCCGGGCCGTCCGGGAAGTCGAAGCGCTTGAGGTCGGCTTCGCGCCAGGACTTCAGAAAGATCAGTTGGGTTTCGTCGAAGATGATGAACGCGCCACGCGGCGCCCACATGAACCAGGTGCGCATCTTTTCCATGTCATCCAAGTCCTCGAGGTCGAGGTTGATGACGTCGCAGCTGGAGGGCGTCTCCGGCATCACCTGGAAGATCCGTTCGCGGGTCAGGCTGCGCACGTTGGTGATGATGACGCGGCCTTTCTTGATCGCGGGGATCAGGTCATCTTGGATCGCGCCGGAGGTCTTGTAGGAGCCGTTCGGGCCGTGATGAATCTTGATCGCCATGTCACTTACCTATGAAGGGGATGAAGGACATGGAGAAGCGCGTACCGATGGCGGCGAAGATCATGTTCACCGCGTCCGGCAGGCCGAAGAACGCCAGCAGCGAGCGCAGGTCGCCGTCCAGGGACGAGTAATAGGACGTGATGGTCGAGCCGATACCGATGCCGCCGACGACTTCGCGGAACGCCTTGTAGCCGATTTCCGCGACGAACAATTGCATCTCGAACCAGCCCTTTATTGCCATCTTGGTCAGCAAGACAAAGGCGTCGGTGACGAAGTCATAGACGCCGCTATAGAGGAAGTCCCAGAGGGATTGCATCCACGCGAGAATGTCGGAGAGAAAGGGAATGTCCATGGCGTTTCCTCAGGAGCGATAGAAAACGATCCATCCGGCCAGGATCGCGGCGATGAACAGCACCACGTAGCGGATGACGGAGAGTTCTTGGGCGTACTGGGTGAGGCAGACGTCGTAGCGCTGGCCGAGGGCGGTAAAGTCCCAACACGGCAGGGAGCCACCGCCGGTGCCTAGGTGAATATCGAACTTGGAAGCTAGGACGCTTTCGAACTTGCCTTGCAGTTCCTGGAAGTCCTTTTGCGCCTTGGCGATGGCGTCGTCGTATTCCTTGATGGTCTTGTCGAAGGAGCCTTGCTTCGGCTCTTTCAGGCCACCCCCGCCGGAGCCGTCGCCGCCATCGCTACCAGCGCCGCTGTCGGAACCAGAACCGTCACCATCGCCGCCGCTATTGCCATCGCCATCGCCATCGCCATTGCCATTGCCGTCGGGAGGGTTGCCGCCACCGCCGCCGCCACCTCCTCCACCGCCGCCACTGGAGCCGTTGTCGCCGCCACCGGGCTTGGTGCCGCCGTCGCTTCCACCGTCGCCGCCGGGCGGGTTGCTGCCACCATCGCCCCCGGTACCGCCGTCACCACCCGGAGGCGGACCGTCGCCCGGACCCACGTCGCAGCCGAAGGCACAGGAGCCATTGGAGGTGAACCAGTTGCCGGTGAACGAACCGATGACCTTGCAGTAGGTCGCGCCGGCCTGACCTTCAGCGGGACCGATACAACCGTCAATCGCACTGACGGCAATCTCACAGCCGAGGTAGTTGATGAAGCGAGAAATCGGCGCTTGATGGGATTTTTCGTAGAGCGAGCCGGCCAGAATCTTGCACTTGTTTTCCTTACACTCGCCGGTCTCTTTGTTGTATTCGGTGTCAGCTGGGCAGGAGTCACCATACCGGCCTATAGAAGCGCCGACCTCACCAACAAACTCGCCTTTGTCAAAACGTTTCAACGAACAGCTAAATTCCTCATCAGAAATACGCCTCAAAAAATTAAGCGAAAAGCTGTACTCGCCGCCCTGAGACTGAAAATAGGCCAGCACCGCTGAACACCCCTCACCAGGCGAGCCAAACGGCTTGTCGCGCAAACGGTCGATGCCATTAACCTGCCACCAAAAGAATTCAGCACTGGCCACGGGATGCCACAACAGCAAGAACAGCAGACCCAGCACTGAGAGAAACCGGCCACAGCCGGAGCGCATGTTGTTATTCATACAGTCACCCATGAAAAAGCCCCCTGCCGGAAACTCCGGAGGGGGCTTCCGTTTCGGTCGCCACTACTGGTATTGCCCGACCTTGAGCCCTGAAATCAGGGAATAGGCCATGAACGCACCCAGCATCAGGGACCAGATCACGTCAGGCCTTGCGCATCGCGCCGATGACCAGGGCGAGGCCAACCAGCACCGCCACGGCGGCGATCACCAGCTTGGCCACGGACGAGCCGTCGGTGCCGGCTTGGGTCAGCACTTCCTTGGTGGTTTCGTCGATCAGCGATTCGGCGAAGGAGACGTTGGCCACGGCCAGGCCGACGGTGGCGATGGAAGCGTTGCGGAACAGGGTTTTCATTTTTTCCATGATTGGAACCTCATTAATTGCGCGCTTTGCGCATGGCGGAAATGATCAAGCCAGCCCCCAAACCAACGGCGAACAGCCCGATGGTCCCGGCGAAGCCGAGGCGGAAGGCCGACGGGTCGAAACCACCCATCAGCAGGGTCAAATAGCCCTCTGCCTCAGGCGGCAGCAGGTAGGTCTGTATCCACTCAAGGTGCGTACAGCCAACCGTGCCGTCCGCGTTCTGGACCCAGGTCTTGCACACTTGAACCGATACAGAGCCTTCCATTCGTACAGTCCTCAAACAGTCAGGGAGGCCGCTAGGCCGTCGATCCAGCCCCAGGCGTAGCCGGTGGCCAGACCTACCGCGAACAGCGAGAGATAGCGGAGCATCGCGGCCTCCTACGGCTTACGCCTTGGCGTCCGGGGACTTGTCTTGTTTGTCCTGGCCCTGCGGCTGCTGGGCCGGGCGCGGGGCTTGGGCCTGTGCTTGCGGACGAGCCGGGGCTTGGGCGGTCGGCGCCATCGGCTTGCCGCCCACAGCCAGCAGATCCACGAGGACCTGGGTATTGGTGATCCGGCCGAAACGGTCTTGGGTCGGACGGACCACGCTGGCGAACTTGCAGAGCACCGGCTGGCCTTCGAAGACGATGGCGTCCAGCAGGGTCGGCTCGATGTTGTATTCGCTGATCTCGAAGCCCTTGGCGTTGCCACGGGCACCTTCCGGGATCGGGGCGATGGATTGGACCGAGGCGTAGATTTCCCCGGTCTTGGTCGAGGTATAGGTGTCGGTCTTGGTGACCCACAGTTCGACGACGCCGCCTTGGGTTGCAAACATGTTCATCGGTGTTTCTCCTTCAATTCGCCTTTTTCGGCGTGAGTTGTCCCGCTGCTGCAAATTCGGCTGTTTTGCCTTCATTCAGCGGTGTTGGGTGAAAGTGATTTGTCGGGCGATCCCTTCGGGCCGGGCTCTATTCGCTAGCGAACCAAGCCAACCACGGGTGTTCGTCTCGGCCCATCCGGGTAACGATCCCTATCGCAACGTCGTCTCCGACGGCCAAGGGGGACGCTTCCCCTTGGAACCCGCAGAGCAACACCAAGGGCTCTGCCCTTGTCATCCCGCTCTTGCCGCCGAGGGCTCGGGAGCGCGGGGCGGAGGAGCTGCCCCACACTCCCCAGCGGAGGCTGTTTCAGGGGGGAGGCGTTCAAGGGTGCGCTGCGCCCGTGCTTCCGTTCGCCGGAACGGTGAAGCTGTTCCGACGAGCCGGGAGCGCGGCCCTTGACCGGATCGGCCACGGTGCGGGCGGCCTGGATCAGGCAGAGCAGGAGCAGCGCTTTGAGGGTCCTAGCGAGCATGGGTCAGCCCTCCAGTTGGAATGCTTCGCGCACGGGCACGAAGGGCGTGGGTTTCCCGCTGTCGTACACAACGTGCCAGTACTTCGGCGGACGCCGGGACGGGTCGTGTTTCGCGCAGAAGGAACGGGGACGGCAGAGCCAGCGGCCATCTTCCAGATAGGGCAGCCCAGGGGGCCGGCAGTCCGGACACGGCGACGGGTTGTGCAATGGGATGGCCTCCCTTGCGGACCAGCACACAGAGCAGGCGCAGTCCGGGGCGTGGGTTTGGCGTAGGTAATAGGGACTGGCGGCCATGGCTCATTTCTGCCCCCTACGGCCACAGCGATAGTCTTCAATCGCCCGACGGAGCCAAGCATTCTCGATCTGGTCGATATCGACAGTCAGGCCGCCCCAGGTCACGACCCTGCCGGAAACGCTGCCGACGATGCCCGCGAAGCAGAATTGAAAGGCGTCCATCACTCCTCCTTTCATGCTGTCCACTCCTGTTCCAACAGCCAGTTGCGAAGCAGCGCGCTATTCACCATGCGCAGCTTTCCAAGCTTCACGGACGGCAGCACACCCCGGTAAACCCAGGCGCGAGCGGTGCCGTAGCTGATGCCGTTGCGCTCCGCCCACCGTTCAATGGATTCCACATCCTGTTGCGGCCCTATCAGGGCGCCGGGGTTCAGCTCTTCCAGTTCCATGCTCATTCCGTCACTATTCGTGGCATTAGCCATACGCGGCTAGAGAAATAATTACTCTGGAGAAATTATTTCCCCGAAACCACGTAAGGGCAACTATTTCCCCGGAATAAATTTCTATATGAGCACGTCAGCCGATAGAGCAAGACTATTAATCAAGAAAATCGGCCCCAAAAAGGTCAGCCTTCACGGGGGCGATTACGAGAGATGGAAAAGCGTCAGCAAAGGCGCGATTCGCGTGAGCACAGAAGAAATCGACGTCTTAGTAAAAATTTTCCCTAATTACGCGTTATGGATTGCAAGCGGTTCCATCGCCCCAGAAGTCGGCCAAACTAGTCCCGACTATGACGAAGCCAATCGAAACTTGTCCAATCAAAACGCGGGATAGCGATCACTAGAAAAGTAGCACTACGATGGTACGCCCTACGGACAGAAGGCAAGAAATGAAAGCGGACAGGGACGATGCACCGGAACACTTGAGGAGAAACCGAGGCCAGAGCTTTGGCAAATGGACACTTGCAATTGCTCTAGGGCTAGGACTTTCAGGGCTGGCTTTACACATGGCAGGAAACAAACTCTCTTTCCTTCCAAAACCACAGTCCAGCCAACCCTCTAACCTTGAGAAACTTTCTCACACCCCTAACGATAATACTCCCCAAAATCAGTCCCAAAAGACATCAGAAGAACTTTTTTGGGAAAGTGTTAATGCACGCAGTCATCAACAGAGCCAGCCTAAGCAAACTGTTTATAACGATAGTAATTACAGGCCGCAAAAACCGGCCAACACCTACACACCGCCAGCACCCCATCGAGTAGTATCTGCGCCCCAGCAAACACAGCAACGCCAAACCAATCGAGCAAACCGCGAACGAACCTCTAAGTGGATCAAAAGCTGGAATGGCGGTACAAACTACCTAGCAGAATGGATATCCGTAAACAATCACATAGATGGCTCCAGTGTCTGCGCTAATCACCGACGCGGCTCAATCGACTACCGCGAGTGTCGTAAGGCTGCCAAGCAACATTTCCATGAACAGTGCAGAATCTGGCGTGCGCGTTATGACAATGACCGCAAAGTAAGCAGTGATCGAATGAGGACACGTTACTGCACTGCGGCGAGCAGCTTCAATCCAATGGGGTAGTTCAATTAAACAAAGGAAACTTATGCTTGAGAAAATTAAGAAGAAACCAATTCCAAAGTATGGAGCCACGAGGCGTGGAGTTTTAATACTATGGGTATAAGGAAAGAACTGGAAATTTGCCGGAAAGGATATAGGCTCGCGGCTTGTAGTTGGATATCTTGAAGTTGTAGCAGATGTGACTGGTCTTCCTGTATGGGGAATGGCAACCATTGCTGCCGATCAGCTCCTAGACGTTCCCAAGCTCAAGGACATCCCAAAATCAATTCGCGAATTAGCGGACGAAAACAACAGGGTAAAAAACCTGTTGGAATGCTGTTTAATATACGAAAAAAGTCCATTAAACTCTTCGCCCCCTAGATCGATAGCATACAAGATAGAGCATCAATACTCGGTGCAATTTAAAAAACAATCAAGCACGGATATGATTACTCATGAATCTTAGGAAGGACAACCACTACATTCCACAGCTCTACCTGAAGCAGTGGGCAACCAATGGAAAAATCCCAACTTATCGACTGTTGGTTCCAAACGAAAATTACCCAACATGGAAAACACACTCTTTAAAGAGTATTTGTTTCCATCAGCACCTCTATACTTACATCGCAACGCAAGGTGAGACAGACGAACTAGAGCGCTGGCTTGATCGCGAGTTCGAGTCGCCTGCTGCTGACGCGATAGACCGAGTTGTGCGAGAGCTGCCGCTGACACCAAAGCACTGGAAAAACCTAGTGCGCTTTGCCGTAGCTCAAGATGTGCGCACCCCTGCACGTATGAAAGAGTTCATAAAACGACAGGAAGACACCTTACCCGACCTACTCAACGACACCGTAGAAAGGTCAGTCCGTCGTTTAGAGAGTGCAGTGAGAGAGAACCGGCCATTGCCACAGGCAAAGCAATTATTAATAGATGACTTTCCAGCACGAGTGGTGGTAGAGCGACAACCAGACGGTAGCGGGAGAGTTTGGGCGGAGACGTTCATTGGCCGCCAAATGTGGCTCTGGAACATAAAACACATTTTGTCGAGTACATTGAAGAGGCTGCCAAAACATAAATGGACTATTCTTCATGCGCCTCGGGGATGCACTTGGCCTACTTCAGACAACCCCCTAATACGGCTTAATTATTATGGAGAGGGAAACTACGACTTTCGAGGGGGATGGGGTGTTGAGGATGGTGAGATTTTATTACCCCTCAGCCCAAAACATCTACTCTACACCAGGATGGGGCGGCGCCCACCATATAGGGGATTTGAACTAGACGCTAAATCCGCCCAACAAATACGCAGAATGATCATTGACCATGCAGATCGCTACATATTTTCGGTGGACGAAAGCAACATTGCGGAAATTAGGCCTCGGACTGTATGTACAAGCACCTTCAAGCGCGAACAAGGATTTTGGCGCAATTGGAATCGAGATCAGTCTGCCGCAGAGCTAGATATAATGCGTACGACTTCGAACGAGTGAATCGCCCCCGTTTTCCTAAACACGCTCCACTCTCGAAAATACTCTACGCTTTCAATACGCCACATATCACGCCTTCCCAATCATAGAAATCTGTCGAAAATGTGTCGAAATCACTGACACGGAAAGCTACGAAGTGAGATGTCGGATCAGCAGAAGAAGCGGCATTGATACGCATAGGAACGCTCCAAAGCACTATCTAATAGG